AGAGATACTGACACCCTTGATGGCGAGGCAGAGTTGGGTCGAATTATGCTTGAAGGGTATGAGCAATGGGTCGAGGAAAATGGAATTGACTCGGAACTAGAAATGATTTCTACGGAAGAAACAATCATTGCTCCGCTATTTAACGGTGAAGTTGAACTGCAGGGAAAGCTTGATATGCGTGTCCGCCGTAAAGTTGACGGTGTTCGTATGTTCCGCGACTTTAAGACTGTTGGCGGCTCGCTTTCAGATTTTGCAATGCTTGCTCCAATGAATGAGCAGGTACTTACATATATGCTTCTGGAAACATTCCAGAGTAAAGAAGGAGAACGCTCCGAAGGTGGCATTTTTACAATGCTAAAAAAGGTAAAGCGTACTGCTTCTGCACGACCTCCGTTCTACGATCAGATTGAAGTGCGACACAATGTGTTTACACTTCGCTCATTTTGGAATCGTATCCACGGAACAATAACGGACTTGATGCGAGTGCGTACAGCACTTGATGAAGGTTCCGATCATACTTCAGTCGCGTATCCTCATCCGACTCGGGACTGCAAGTGGAAGTGTCAATTCTTTACTGTGTGTACGTTGATGGATGACGGTAGCGCAGCTGAGCAAGCACTTTCAGAAATGTTTGAAGAGGGAGACCCCTATTCATATTACGAAAACGAAAATGACAAGAAAGGACTGGAATAACTATGAGTGACATTCAGCGTTCTCTTACAGTTATGGTCTACGGTGAGTCAAAGGTTGGAAAATCCACTTTTGCGGTCACCGCTCCATACCCACGTCTTATGCTTGACGTTGAAGGTGGGCATCGCTTCCTCCCTATCATCGTGAAGTATTGGGACCCACTCCGAGAGGAGCCACCAGTAGCAGACGGTACTTGGGACACTTGTGTAGTCCAGGTTCGTAGCTATGATGATGTGCTTAAGGCATATCAGTGGCTTCAGAGCGGTAAGCATCAGTTTAAGAGTCTTATTATTGACTCAATCTCTGAACTTCAAGTTAAGTGCATGGATAGCATTGCCGGCAGTGAGCAAATGAAGATGCAGCAATGGGGCGAACTACTTCGTCACATGGGCGGTCTTTTACGCGACCTACGCGATCTAACAATGCACGCAACTAACCCATTAGAAGCAGTTGTCCTAACTGCAATGGCTCGTCCTAGCCAAGACGGTCGTCAACGTCCGTACTTGCAAGGTCAGCTTGCGATTCAGGCTCCTTACTTTTATGACATTTTAGGTGCAATAACTATTGAAGAAATGCAAAATCCTGATCCATTGCAACCACCATACAAGGTTCGTAAGATGTATGTTGAGCGCACAAATCAGTACGAAGCTGGTGAACGTGTCCAAGGTCGTCTTGGCTCAATTGTTCAGCAAGAAAACCTCTCCATTGAACGTATGTTAGACATGATTTTTGGAGAAAAACAACCTGCAGCAACTGCTGCCAAAACAACAAAGAAGGAAGGTTAAGGTATGACTACCTTAAACTGGTCCGACCTCATTAAAGAGGCTGGAGAAACACAATCATACGAACCATTACCAGACGGTGATTACGACTTGGTAATTCTTGAGGGCGTTGCAAAGCAAACTCAATCAGGCAAGACTATGTTCTCAGTCAAGGCTGAAGTTCAAGGTGGACCCTACAACAAGCGTCTTGTATGGGACAACCTTGTAGTATCTTCTGATAACTCAACTGCGTTGAGAATTTTCTTTGGCAAAATGAATGCTCTAGGTTTAACTAGCGAGTTCTTTGACACCACTCCAACAAATGCTCAGATTGAAGCAGCTCTTGTTAATCGCAAGTTCCGCGCTAAAATCGGTAGCCGTGTATGGCAAGGTAACAAAAAGAATGAGATCAAGAGTTACTACCCTGCTCAGACAGCAGCCCCGACTACAGATCCGTGGGCTGAAGAACAGGCTCAGTCTGCTCCTGCACCTGCTCCTGCACCTGCTCCTGCACCTGCTCCTGCACCTGCTCCAGCACCTGCACCAGCGCCGTCTGCACCGTTCTAAGTCTTTGGCTTAGTAAGATTGCCTTCCAACGAAAGTTGGAAGGTTTTCTTATTAGTTCACAAACTATAGGAAAGAGATAGATTAAAAACTATGAAAGTATTACTTACTGGATGTAGCGCTCCTCAATCCTCTCAGGGATTAAATACAAGGCTTCCTACTTTCTCTGGTCTTATACGAAACTCTCTAAGCTATTCTGGTCACGAGGTTGTGTGGACTACACCATCAATAGATATGTCTGAAGAGTATTTATCTCAATTTGATGTTGTGTTGGTTGGTTTGACTCCACCTACTAGTCTTTATTCGTATCGACTGTATGGAGCTTTGTCTGTGATTAATAGGGCTCGCAAAGTAACTAATGTTAAATATATAGTTGATGCCCCAGAGCCTCGAAAGTTATGGGCGGGTATTAGAGCAATTGCTAATAACCCGGAGGAGCTTGTAAAAGATTTTTATTCTAAAAGATCCGAGTATGAAAAGGCTATATCTCCAGCAAATCTTTCTCGCATACAAGAAGTTATTCTTGATTTATACGAAAATACTTGGGAACAAACTTTATGTCCTTCTTTTCCTTGGTCTAAAAAAGAACACGTAACAAAACATATACCGAATATTTCTGAAGATAATTTAGATCTTTTATGTCTTGATTCGTTTTTATTGACAGCCGTAGAGGATTCAAGTGCTTTATATATGAAGTCCGACTCAGACTATTGGTCGACTAATCAAAAAACTGTTTGGGTTAAAAATCTTGAAAAAACACTAAAAAATAAAGTGCACCCAATGGCTAGTAATAAATGGTCTACTAATACTTCTGTATTGACAAATATAAATAAATCCATTGGCTCTTTGATATCTGTATACAAAAATGACGAGCCTTGGTGGTCAGTAAACCTTTCTCAATCTTTATATGTAAATACCCCTGTGGTGACAGACTGGAAGCAGACATCTTATCTGGGAAGCTCTTGGTCTCTCTTGGCTCATAGTTTAGAGGATATGTCTGTTGGGGAAAGGCTTTCTATTGCTAGAAAACAAAAGGATGACTATATAAAGGTTTTACCAGATTTTAATGAGTCAGTTGATAGGGTTTTATCCTCTGTTTTTGATGTTTAGTACAGTACAATTTACATAAAGCGAAAGTGGATATATGAGAGATTTAAATATTGAGATGGCAAAGTCTCAACTGGAAATGGCTAAAGTGTCTGTTGATGTAGGCACTTCTGTAATGAAACTTCTTGAGTTCTGGAAAACCCTACCTCACTTAGCTTCAAACGACGCTCAAATAGTTGACGTATTCTCAAAACTTGCTGTAGGAATTGCTTTAATTGACAATCAAGGTAATGAGATTTGGGAACCTGGTATGCCAGGTTTTATTCGCGTAGGTGATGAAGTAAGAGTTTTAGCAAATGCTTTTGAAGGCGAGTTAGGACAATTACATAACGGTCGTAGAGGTCGTGTAGTCGCAGTTCGTTCTGGGGACATTATTGTAAAAACAACTGATGGTAGAGAACCTGCTCTTGATGGATCTCATTATTCCCCTTACAAAGTAGAAAAATTAGTTGCGACATTATGAGCGTAGTTACCGTTGCCCATCTTTTAGTTAGTGGAGACGACTATGAAGAGATATCTTTAGCAGCCGAAAAACGCATTTCAGAGTTTTTTGATGTAGATGTTTCTGATGTAAAAAATAAATTTAACTATGAAATACTTGTTAAAGAAACAGAAGATATGGAAAGCGAAAGTTTTTATCAAGCACAAGTAGTGGTGAGGAATAGAGATGTCTGAAAACCCTCAGGAAACTGTTTTACAGCCTAGAGTTCAAGCTCTTCGTGAAGCTGCATCAATAATTGCTGGCGACCGTGATGTTCAGTATGGTGGCCCGGAAGAGAACTTTACTCGTATTGCAAAGATATGGTCTGTAATAGTTGGAGTAGAAATTTCTCCAGAAGATGTAGCAATGATGATGGTCGGACTAAAAGTTGCTCGCTATGCATCTAAATCAGGATTCCAACCCGACACGTGGATTGATATTGCTGGATACGCCGGTTGCGGCTATGAAGTTGGTAGTGTAGAATAGACTTAACAACTTCACAGATAGGCAGTATTTTGTCCAAAAAATCTACATCTAATCTTCCTGAACCATGGACATTTAAAAAGGCAGTTTGTAGAGAAATTGGTGGAGAAATATTCTTTTTTGGGGATGTAGACGATCCTGATCATTTAGACACAAATATTGTAAACACTAGGTTAGCAAAAAACATATGTTTAAGTTGTGATCACGTAACTGACTGTGCAGAGTGGGGCTTACACCACGAAGAGTTTGGCGTGTGGGGCGGACTTAGTTCAGCTGAACTTAGAGATATTCGTAAAAAAAGAAACATTATTGTTCAGTCTATTAAATATTTAGTTGACTAAGCCGTTTCTTAAAGATAGCAAGTGTGTTATTCCTATAAACTGTACTTAAGTTTTCAGGAGGTCTATATGTCTAACAAGAAAGATCCTCGCCCTATGGCTATTTGTGAGTCGTGCTATTTAGACGATCACACTAGATGGGAGCCAGAAAGTATGGACGAAAACGGTACCATTTTAATGAAACTTGTTGGTGTAGATGTTCCTGACAAAGTTAATACTGAGAGTGTTGAAACTTGTTGCCTCTGTGGTGCGCTGACTATTGCTGGAATTTTTGAAGTAAAAAAACCATCAGAAGTATATTTTCTTGAAGATGACGAAATAGATAACAATTTTGAAATGTCTATTGGTGACATAGATGAAGGATTCTAGACTAGGAGAGTCCCTCTGGGATGAGTGGTTTGGATCTGGCTACTTATATTTTTCAGAAAACTCAGATACTTTTGTTTTTTATACAAAAGATCACGTTTCTATGGAAAATGATTTAGTTCGCAGGGCTCTTGCTTCGGCTATTCAAAGAGACGGTATTACTGATTCTTTATCAGAAAGCTTTAAAATATTAGAGGGATCAACTACAACTTTTGGTTGGGCTGGAAATAGCGACTTTGATTTAGAACTAATGTCTTGTGATGAGTCAGGTTGTACAGACTTAGGGGACAGTCTTACTGAAATATCTCCCATTACTTGGGTTGAATTTTAATTTATTTTTTTGGCGTGTTATAAAGCCTTATTTTATAGTATCTCTAATATAATTATTTTGTGTGGAAACCTGCAGATAACTTAAGATGGCAAAAAAATGCTCTTTGTGCTGACCCATCTAAAAAAGAATCTTTGCCTTGGTTCTACTCAAAAGATCCTATAGAAAAGAACAAAGCCAAGAATATGTGCTTTTCTTGTCCCGTCCGAAAAAACTGCCTACAGTGGGCTCTGGAGCACCGTGAAATTTGGGGTATCTGGGGAGGCAAGGACGAGATTGAACTCCGTAGAGCGCTCTCTGTGGCTTACAATGGCGAAGAGACTAAACGTAATAGACCGCCTAATTGCCCTTATTGCACTGCCCGTCCAGGCAAGTTAAACACTTCTATCGAAACACTTCCACCTGGCGGACGTTGGACTCGCGCAAAAGTTGTTACTTGCACCGAGTGTGGTTTTGCTTGGCGTGGTCGCTCTAGTGCAAACGCTGTAGAAGCATATAAAGCTGAAAAAGAATCAAAGAAAAAAGAAAAGAAAAAGTCTTAGTCCGTTTGAATAATGCTTATATCTCTACGAGCATCGTGATTCTGTCCTACGGTAAAAGTTAAAAGACCTGGCTTACTTTCTAAACCTGAGCGATCACGCCACCAAGGAGAGCCTGGGTCGGTTGTTGGGGCCTGCAACCACAAACGTGAACCAATATCAAGAGCCTTAAAGTGATGAAAATGCCCAGACACCCAAACATCTGCCTGACCTAAAGCAGTCTGTCCTGCAGCTTGTCCAGATAAATACTTAACAACATCGCGACCACTTTGGTGACCGTGAAAAAGACCTACAAGAGTTCCTTTAATGTCCACAGTTAAAGTCTGATGATCTTTTTCTGGGTAACGGAACTTAACGTGAGATAGCTCTGGATTTTCGGCGCAAGCGTCTTGGACTGCAGAAGCAATCTCTACGTTCCACCCATCCGAAGGATCGGCTACAACTTGACGTGTAACTTCGTCGTGGTTTCCATTTACTACTGCAATAACTAGTTCTTCGCAGTAAGGAGCAAATGCTTTGATTTGTTGCATTAAAAGACGACGTGCAACACGGGTTTGCTCTGTCTGACCTAAATCAGAGGCTGCTGGACTCTGTAGTCGACCGCCCTGAGAAACATTCCCCTCTACGTGGTCTCCTGCGAGAAGCATTGCTACGGTTCCAAGATTACGACCAATTTTATTTAATTCTTGATAACGAGCAAAAGCTCCTTCGGTAACTCCAAGAATTCTTTGAATAGACTGCTCTGTTCCGTGACCGTTTGCTTTTTTACCAATTTGCTGGTCACTTGGGGCAATTACATATGCGCCATCGCCTGTAGTTTGCTTAGAGCCTTTTGTTGGTTTCCATTTTTTAATTTCATCTACAAGTTTTTCTAAATCTAAATCTGAATCTAAACTATCTTCATAACTAGCCGGAACAACTGAAACTCGGAAAGACTCAAGCCAGTTTTCATTAAAAGTTTGCCACTTACCTTGACGTACGCTGGTAACTTTCCACGCAGCCGGGTCAAGACCAAATTCAATTAAAATTTCGTTAGCATCTGCTGAATTACCAGCAGGCCGTGGAGTGCTAACTACAAACCCACCGGAGGTGTGATCTATATCCATACGAGGTCTAAATGCTTCTGGGGTTTCTTGAACGCGTCTGTCAGATCCTGTTTTGCCTGGGGAAGCAAGTTCTTCTAAAACTTTCTTTGCAAATTCATCTGACACTTTAGGATCCATTCAATGCGGTTAGTCTGGCATTTATGCCAGTGAAGCATCTACATTGCTTCCTACGATGGAGTGCTATAGAAGACTGCGCAATGTCAAATTTTTCTGAGATTAACAAATCGTAAATTTGTTTGTTTGAAAATCTTTTTGCATTTTCGCTAACAGGGAATAGCAATAGTTCAAGTGTTTCCCTATCTTCATTGTCCATTTTTTCCACTACCTTGGATACGCCACAAGGCAGTCCAAAGGTTGGGGTAGAGAGTTCTGAAGCCTTTTGCGCTAGTTTTCCCATGAGCACTAGTCCTTCCACTACCTAGTCTTGTTACTAGATATGTAAGAACATTAACAGAAATATCTGCTATTTAAGTGGTTTAACTTGTCGGTGTGTCGCTTTTTCTTTTTTAAAAACTGTCAGAAAACTAGGCTGGTTTGCTTGAAGATTTACGTTTTCTTGGGATGTCTTGTACCACAGGGACTGCCATATTAGTAACAATCAAATCTTTAATAAACTTGACTTCAGTCGAAGTTTCTATGCTATGGGCTTCAATCTTATTTACTCGGTCAGCAAGAGATTTTCCACCATTCTCCCACAACTGATATTCGACTCTGTCTAATCTTTCCGATATTGACCTACCCTTTGAGTCAGTTCCAATAGCTCCTTCAAGTCTTTTACTAATTTTATAGACAGCTACCAGCACCCCGAATATGGTTGCTGTACTGCCAAGAAATAGACTTAAGGAAGAAAGTAGGGACATGCTAGAGGACACGGTGGTCTCTTTCTGGTGTAGGATAAGTCCACCGCTACAACGGTGTAATTGAATAACTATACCATAAACGACACGGCTAGGGGAGTCTGTTGTTTGTGACTTAGTTGATGTATAGTTTTCACATCAGTCGTATTCACCAAAGTACGCAAATTTTATTTATTTATCTAGAGAAAGTTAGTGATGCAAACGACGGCAAAACGGTTAAGTATTCGTAGTATTTCTATGAAATTTGGCTTACCCCCGCGTGTAATTTCCCGTGCAATTGCATTTGGAGAACTCCCTGCTGTTTTAACAACTACAGAAACCGGCCGCGAACGCGCATATGTTTCTGAAGATGATGCAGTTTCTTGGTTTAACTCACTAACAACAACACCACTTGTTGGTGGTTCTGAATGAGTGAACACGATAACGCAAATCTAGATGGAAGATTTAACAAGGCAACTTCTTGGTATGCCTCTCAGGGGTGGAAAATTCTCCCTTGTTATGGAATTGTTGGCGGTCGCTGCACCTGTAATCAAACACACGCTGAACCAAAAGATGTAGGTAAGCATCCAGCTCTTAATTCTTGGCACACCGGAGCTTCAGATGATCCAATAGAAATTTCTCGCTGGTGGGATCGTGACCCGGAAGCAAACATTGGTGTCTTTTGTCGTCCATCAGGATTTTTTGTAATTGATATTGATCCTCGTTCTGGTGGTCATAATTCTTTTGAAGAGTTTGAAAAATTAGTTGAAGGTGCATTACCTGCAACTGTTGAAGCAACTACCGGTGTGTATACATTAGGTGGGCGTACGCTTCGCGGTCGTCATATTTTTTATCGTTGCGATCCTTCAGAAGAGTTGGTTGGCAATCTTAAAACTGCTGGTATCAAGGGTATTGATATTAAGCACAATGGTTATGTTCTTATTGCTCCGTCACGTCACTTTTCTGGTGTCAACTACGAGTGGGTTGAGGGCAAAGCTCCTTGGGAAACTGAAATGGCTGAGGCCCCAGAGGAGTTACTTGCGTTTCTTCGTAAGCGTAAGTCTCGCTCTGCAGTAGGAACTGTTGATTGGAACGAAACTTTTGCAGATGTAGATTTTGGTGCAGACCGAGTTGACATTGAGAAAATGCTTGAAGAGGGTATTGAAGAGGGTTCTCGTGCTGTAGATATCTACAAGTTAACTTGTGCTGTTGCAAACAAGTTTGATGTCAAAACACTTCTTGGTCGTCAGTCCGTAGAAACTTTAATGCTGCGGTTTAATTATGAAAAAGTTAATCCTCCTCTAGAAGTAGATGAGTTAACAAAGCACGTAAATAATGCTATTGATTTTGTTATTAAAAATCCAAAAATTGAAATGAACTGGCCTGGAATCACCGATAAAGAAACTGGATGGGCTAAAAGGTCAACAGAAGAAACCCGTGAAAAGTTTTCAAAAGAGTCTGACCAACCCTCTGAGTTGACTGCTTTAACTGGAGTGGTTCAGCCTGTTGTTGACGATAGATACTTGCCAGGAACTCTTGCTGGATCTGTTTCAGAAAGTGTGAACAATGGAGGATCTATTGAAGAAGCGTCATCACTTTCTAATTTAAATGTTCCAAAAGATACGGATGCAATTAGCGAAGAAGATGGTGGAAAGATTGGAGAGCGAACACTTTCTGATACGGGTAACGGTCGTCGCTTTGTAGATACTTTTGGTGTAGCAATTAGGTACACACAGGGTATTGGTTGGTTTAATTGGTCTGGCAGTTATTGGAAGCCAGATTCTGAGGGGCTTGAAATGCAAGAACTTGCTAAAAGTCTTGCCCCAGTTATTGCTAGTGAAGTTGTTAAGTATGAAGGTCAAACAGAAAAGCAATCAGAAATTATTAAATGGGCTCAGTTATCAAAATCAAATGTCCGTCTAAAGTCTGCAATTGAAAATGCTAATTCTGATCGAAGAATACGGGTTGATGTTAAAGAATGGGATTCTGATCTACATTTATTAGGTGTTATGAATGGTGTTGTTGACTTACGTACTGGTGAGCTTCTACAAAATCGTCCAGATCTTTATATAACAAAACGCGCACCTGTTGCTTACACTCCCGGGCTACGCAATGTTCGTTGGGAGCAGTTTTTAGGATTTGCAACTGGTGGAGATAAAGAATATCAAGACTGGCTTCAACGAGCTGCAGGGTACTCACTTACTGGTTTAAGTAAGTACGACTTAATGTTTCTTGTATACGGTCCTGCTGGTTCTGGTAAGAACACATTTGTTGAAGCAATTGTTAAGTGTCTTGGTACTCAGCAGTATTCTTGGCCGTTTGACTCAAGTATCCTTGCCAGTGGTGATGGCAACTCCCAGGGTTCTGATCTTTATCACTGGGCTGAACTTCGTGGTCGTCGTATGGTTTGGGTTGACGAACTCCCTGACTCAGAGCGCTTGAAAGAAAACTCAGTTAAGAAGTTGACTGGTTCATCTGAAATTTCTGCTCGTTCTCCTGGTGAAAAACCTTTTACATTTGCTTCTCAAGCAAAGCTGTGGATTTCTACCAACCACCGTCCAATAATTAATGACGATGCTATGTGGCGACGTATTCGTCCTATCCCATTTACGTATGTACCAGATACTGCGGATCCAGATTTAAAGGAATATATTTTTGATCCAGAAGGTGCTCTCCCTGCTGTTCTTTCGTGGGCTGTTGAGGGGGCTATAAAAATGCTTAGCTCAACTGAGTCCGATGCTCTTGGTTGGTGCAAAGTTGTGTCTGAAGCCGCTGAAATATATCGCAAAAATGAGGATCGCATTGGCTTGTTTCTTGATGAAGAAACTAATGTGGCAGAAGGAGCCACTACTCCAATTAAATCTCTATTTAGTGTTTATCGTTTCTGGGCTGAAGACCGTGGTGAAAAACCTATGAGTCAGACTGCTTTCCAGAAAAAAATGCTTGAAAGAAATGTTGATTTAGTTGGTCACGGATCAAAAGCAGTTGTTCACGGAAGGTCTTTGAAACCGAGACCAGTACTGTCTAATGAAGTTGATTGGGGAGCAATTAACAGGTTTGCCAGATAGGGTTAGTAAAGGTTTGGTAAACTGTATAAATAACCGTCGTTTATAAAAAAGGATTATTAATACAATGCCAAACCCAGTAGCAAAGCCAAAAATTTCCCAGCCTTGGGGTCGCCCAAACCCACGTTACTCAGCAAAGCGTCACACAGGTATTGACTATGCAATGCCAGTTGGAACTCCAGTTCTTGCAGTTGCCGATGGTGTTATTTCTAACGTAATGACCGATAAGTCATACGGCGAAGTTGTTGTACTTAAGGCTGACAAGTACGAAATCTGGTACTGCCATCTATCCGTCAAGGG